TATTGAAAATGCAGCTTCCGCTCCAGGCTCACCAGTTGAAGGGCAGATGTATTATGACACAACTGCTGGTGACAAAACAATGTACTTCTATAATGGAACTGCATGGGTAGAAATGGACGGATCTGGTTCTGGTGTTACAAGCGTAACAACTTCGGATGGTACATTTATTGATCTAACTCCAAACTCTGCAACCTCAGGTGCAGTAACTGTTACAGCTGATCTTTCAGCAACAGGAACACCTAGTGCTACTAAATTCCTTAGAGGTGATAACACATGGGCTACTCCTGCTGGAGCTTACTCAAACTGGGTAATTGGCGCTGATGCAACTAGTGGTACCAATACGGTAGCTGATGGTCAAACCGCAACTTTCACAGGAGGTACAGGTATTGATACATCAGTATCAACTAGAACTATAACATTTAGTCTAGATCTTAACGAATTAAGTACAGTAACTGCTGTAGCATCAGATTTTGTAGCAATAGTAGATGCAACTGATAACTCTAGCAAAAAAGCATTAATCAGCGATATTGTTGCATTAGCTCCTCAAGGAGATGTAACAGGTGTTGCAGCTGGTGATGGTATTGTTGTTACAAACTCAAGTGGTCCAATACCTAGTGTAGCTGTTGATTATGCTGGAACTGATAACGTAATACTTGATTCTGGTTCTGCTGCGTCAGGAACATTATCTACAAGTGACTACATCATGTTTAGCCAAAACTCAACAAACGATGTTAAATATGCTAGTTTAAGTCTTTTACCTTTTGATAGCTATGCTAGCTGGACAATAGGTGGTGACAGTGGAACTAGTACGGTAAGTTCAGGTCAAACAGTAACAATTGCTGGTAATTCAGTAACTGGTAAAGAAGGTATTGATACAGTAGAAAGTTCTAGAACAGTAAATATTAACTTAGATCTTAATGAAATAACTACTATAACTTCTATGGCGGTTGGAGAGTTCTTAGTTGGTGTTAATTCATCTGGTGCTAACGAAAAAATAGCAATTAGCAACCTTCATTTAAATCAATTTGGTGATGCAGAAGGAACTATTGATATGGGTGGTAACAAAATTCTTGATGTTGCTGATCCTACTCTAGCGCAAGACGCTGCTACAAAAGCTTACGTAGACGGACTTGTTTCTGGAGGATTAACATTTAAAGGAACATTTAGAGCTGATAGCGGTTTAATATTATCAGGTAGTGATAGTGGTTCTTATCTATATAATTGTCCAGGTGGTGCAGGAACAAGAGTTGCTGTAGCTGTTGGAGATTATTATGTAGTAGCAACAGCTGCTGGTTCTTTCTATTGTTCAGGTGATACATTAGATATTGGTGATTCAATTATAGCTGTAAGTGCCGCTAATGCTGATTCTTCTGTAGTTGGTGACTGGTCTGTAGTTCAATCTGACGAAGGTGTCACTGATTTATCAGCTACTTTTGGAACATATATTTCAGGTAATGATAAGTCAAACGCTGTAGGTTCAGTTAACCTTGGAGGTATTGATTTATCTGCAAGTGGTACAGCTAGTAGTTCTACTTTCTTACGAGGAGATAATACTTGGGCAACTCCAGCAAATACAACTTACACAGCTGGTACAGGTTTAACTTTATCAGGTACTACATTTAACGCTAATGTTGATGGTACAAATACTGAAGCTGCTCAAAGTTCCACAACAACATCTGCTAGAACATATAAAGTACAAGTTGATGCTTCAGATAATTTAGTAGTTAATGTTCCATGGGTAAATACAAATTCTGGTGGTACTGTAACTACTGTAAGCGCTTCAACCGCTGGTGACGCATTAGATGTAGCTGTTACAAATGCTACAACTACACCGGCAATAGCATTAACATGGGCTGGTTCTTCATCTCAGTATATAGATGGTGAAGGTAACTTAACAACGTTCCCAACTATACCACAAGGTGATGTAACTGGTGTTAGCGCTGCAACTTCAAATTCTTTATTAGGTATTAATGTTGCAAGTGGATCAGGACCAGTTCCTGTAGTTGGACTTAATATAAATGGTTTAACTGAAGCTTCAGTAGATATAACAGATGATGATTTTGTAGTTGTTTATGATGCTAGTTCTGGTACAAATATAAAAACTAAAGTACGAAACTTAGTAGATCCAGTTCATTATAAAGAGACAATAACAAGTTTTGGAACTGTAACTCACAACTTAGGATCATATGATGTATCAGTACAGTTATATGACAATACAACTAAAGAAACTGTTTATGCTTGTGTAGATAGAACATCTACAAATGCTGTAGCAATATCTGGTAACTCTTTCCCAGCTGGTGATATAAGAGTACTAGTTTCTCTAGTGTAAATAAAATTTAATAATCAACATTCATGGCAATAAACTATTGTAATCAAGACATAAAAGGTACGTTAACTACCACTGGAACTATAACATCTGGTGGTAGCATATATGTACCAGATTATATAATTCATACAGGAGATGCTGATACGAAAATTGGTTTCAATACTAATGACAATGTAGAAATAAGAGTTGGAGGTAATTTACAAATAAGCGCAAGCTCAAGTCGAGCTTATTTAAGGTATCAAGGTAGTAATAAATTACAAACTGATAGCGCTGGTGTTAATGTAACTGGAGGAGTTACAGCAACTGGAAATATAGTTTTAGATGACGGTAGTGGTGCTTCACCTAATATACAATTTCAAAATGAAGATGATGACTCTTGGTATATTTACAATGATTCGAATGGTAAATTTCAAGTTCAACAATCTGGAACTATTAGAGCTACTTTTAGCAGTGGTGATTTAGAACTAACTAATGATTTAAAAGTAAGTGGTGGTGGTATAACATTATTAGGTACTGGTAGAATACAAGGTATTGATACAGTATCTGCAGGAACAGACGCTGCTAGTAAAACATATGTAGACAACGCTGTGTCAGGCGCTGGTTCAGGTACTTATTTACCTTTAGCTGGTGGAACAATGACAGGTGATATTGCTATGGGCGATAATGATATTACAGGTCTTAATAAAATAACATATACAGATGGTATAGAATTATTTGGAGCTAGTAATAATAATTATTTAAAATTTAAATCATTAAACGCTAACAATGGAGGTATATTATTTCAAGATGGCGATAGCACTATACAAGGTTATATATATTATGATGGGGGCGCTACCTCTGCAATTGGTTTTTTAAGTGGCGCAGGAGAATGGGCTGTAAGATGTATAGAAAACGATGCTGTAGAGTTAAGATATGATAACAGTATAAAATTAACCACTGCAAGTGGAGGTGTTAGTATAACGGGAGATGTTATGCTAGATGATAATGAAATGATAACATGGGGTGGAAACTCTATATTACAACATACAGGCGCTATTACATATATTGGAGATAATAGTTCTGGATCTGTAATTAGTATCACTAATAGTAATACAACTTTAGCAGGAAATTTAGTTGTTGGAGGTGTTGATGTTACTATAACAGCAAATATAATTCATTCGGGTGATTCAAATACTTATTTTGGATTTAACGCTGCTGATACATGGAGAGTTGTTACAGGTGGATCACAAAGATTAGAAGTTAACAATAGTGGTGTAAAAATAGGTAGTGGCGCTAGAGTTACAACAATATTAGACGAAGACAATATGTCTAGTGATAGTGCAACAGCGCTAGCTACACAGCAAAGTATTAAAGCATACGTTGATGCATCTACGACAGGAGTATTAACATATCAAGGAACATGGAACGCTGATACAAACTCACCAACATTAAGTAGTGGATCTGGAACCCCAGGTTATTACTATATTGTTTCAGTTGCAGGTTCTACAAATTTAGATGGTATTACAGATTGGGCTGTAGGTGACTGGGCAGTATTCTCAGATCAAGCTACAGATGCTTGGCAAAAAATAGATAACACAGCTGTAGGTAATGTAAGTGGATCAGGTGTTAATAATAGATTAGTATTATGGAGTGGTACAAGCACAGTAGATTCTGATTCAGATTTCTATGTAGATGCTGATACAATTTTTACAACAAATTTAGAAGCAAGTGGTAAAGTAGTAACTCCTGAAATAGAATCTTCAGGAATTATTGTTTTAGATGCAGCTGGAGATATTACTTTAGACGCTGATGGTGGTGATATTGTCTTAAAAGATGCTGGTTCTACATTTGGTAAAATTACAAACAGTAGTCAAGATTTACAACTTTGGGCTTCAACAAGTGATAAAGATTTAGTATTTAAAGGTTATGATAGTGGTTCAGCTGTAACGGCTTTAACTTTAGATATGTCAGCAGCTGGTTATGCTACATTTAATTCAGGTGTAACTTTTGGAGGTAATGTAACAGCTCCTGCTTTTTATATTTCAGGAGGTACAGGTAGTGATTATCTTGATGTTATAAGTAACGATTTATATATTGTTGCTGCTCAAAAAAATATTTTATATTCAGGCGGTGCAGAAACTGTAAGATTAGAAACTACAGGTCAAATAGAGTTTAGCTTGTATGGTTCACAAACTTATACAGGTACTTCTGCATCATACTTAATTGCAACATCTGCAGGTGACATAATAGAAAAAACTCCAGCTCAAGTATTATCTGATATAGGCGCTGCGTCTTCTGGTTCATTAGGTAGTTATTTACCACTCGCTGGTGGTACTATGACTGGTAATGTTATTTTTAACGATAATGTAGGCGCGCTGTTTGGTACAAGTTCTGACATGAATATAAAACATGATGGATCTAATAGTAAGATAGAAAATAATACCGGACATTTAAATATTACACAAGAAGCTGCTGATAAAGATATTACATTTTACAACGATGATGGTAGTGGTAATACTACTGAATATTTTAGAGTTGACGGTGATACATTAGATGTAAGATTTTCTAAACCTATACTTTTATTTGATAATGTAAATTTAAAACTAGGTGCAGGCCAAGATTTAGAACTATTTCATAATGGCACAGATTCTTATATTCAAAATAGTACAGGACATTTGTACTTTCTAAATTACGCTAATGATAAAGATATTATTTTCAAGTCTGATGATGGTAGTGGTGGTTTAGCTACATATTTTTATTTAGATGGTAGCACGGTTACAACAGTTGCTAGTAAGCAATTTAAGTTTGAAGATGGTATAAAATTGTTTTTTGGAACAGGTGCAGATTCTGCACTTTATTCTTCAAGTGATAATTTAATTATTGAACAAACAACAGATGATAAAGATATAAAGTTTCTGTGTGATGATGGTTCTGGCGGCACAACAGAATATTTTAGACTTGATGGTAGCGCAACATTAAATAGGTTTTATAAAAACACAAGGTTTGATGATAATGTTCAAGTTCAAATAGGATCAGGTGCAGATTTACAAATAGTACATAATGGTACAGATAGCCAAATAAATAATACAACTGGGAATTTACAATTTACTCAACTTGCAAACGACAAAGATATAAGTTTTGCTTCAGACGATGGTAGTGGTGGAGATACTATATATATGACTGTTGATGGTGGTAATGAAGATATTGATTTTTTCAAAAGCCCACATGTTTTAGATAGTGTTACACTTAAAATAGGTAGCGCATCTGGTGGAGATTTACAGATATATCATAATGGTTCTCATTCATTAATATCTAATCAAACTGGTAATTTATATATTAGAAATCAAACAAATGATGGGGATATTTTATTACAAGCTGACGATGGAAGTGGTGGTGACACAACATATATTAGAATTGACGGTGGTGCAGAAAATATATCAATAGCTAAAAATACAGTACATCCAGATAGTGTTGCTACTTATTGGGGAGATGCTAATGATTTACAAATATATCATGATTCAAATAATTCTTATATAGTTGATAGTGGTGATGGTAATATGATTATAGCAGGTGATCAGGTTTATATAACAAACGCAGCTGGTAGTGAATATAAAGCTCAATTTACAACTGACGGCGCTGTAAACTTATACTATGATAATTCTAAAAAGTTTGAAACTACAAGCGCGGGTGGAACACTTACAGGAAGACTTATAATATCAGATGTACCTAATATCATGTCTGATCCTGATAAGTTTTTAGCTGTTGGCACTGATGGTACAGTTAGTTATAGAACTGGATCTCAATTATTAAGTGATATAGGCGGTGGCGCTGGTACTGTAACAAGTGTTTCTGTAGGTACTGGTTTAGATATAACTAACTCTACAACTACACCTAATATAACAATGGATTTAACAGAGCTTACATTAGGCGCTGGTATAGATTCATCTGCAACTGGTCTTAGTTTAGATTTTAGTGAGTTCGGCACAGCAACAACAGATGAAGTTACAAGTTTTATAGTTTATAACAACGGTGATAGTCAAGCAGAAAGATTACTTTTAGCAGATGTACACGATATAGATGCTTATTGGAAATATACACCAGTTGTATTTAATGGTGCTTTTAATGATGGTACTAGTAGTACAAGTACTTTTTATATTCCAATTGCTGGTTCTACTACTGAAACAACTTCAAACCAAGAATATCAGTTTGCAGCAATGCCTTTTGCAGGAAGAATAAGAACGCTTATGATGCAAAATACAGGAACAACTCCAACTACTACTAATTCAACAAGAATGAAAATATACAAAAATGGATCATTAGCTTACACAACTAGTTATCAAGTTCCAACAAATGGTGGTAGTGTTGGTGCATATATTTTATTTGACAATAACACAGCTTATACATTTGCAGCTGGAGATAGAATACAGTTTGCATATAATAAACAATTTACATCAGATTATTGGAGAGATGTAGCATTTACTGCAGTAGTAGAATTCCAGCAAATGTAAACTTGATGAAAAACGAGTAATAATAAAAACATACCCTGCTCGGGTAGAGCAATAAACCAAATATAAACTTAAAACCAAAAACTATGACGTTTTATTACCAGACTCAGTCGTGGACTAGTCGCCCACAAATTTCAGAAGAAACCCTTAACCTTTGGAAACATCTCTCAGAAAAGAAAAACTGGAGAATAACCCAATTACCTAACGGTTTTTATCAAACTGAATACCAAGATCCCAATGAAGATACTTGGCACGACGTAACTCGTAGAGAAACTATTGAAGGAGCAGAACAAGCTATTGATGGATCAGTAGAACATTATGCTAAAAAAGTAGAGTTCTTAAAAGGTCCTAAAGTCGTGAAAACTTTTAAATAAATTTTAAATTAAATTAAATTATGTCTAATGCAATTGTAAAAAATCTTAACTTTGGAAACGAAGCTAGGGAAAATGTATTTAAAGGTATAATTAAACTTACACAAGCTGTTAGCTCCACTTTAGGAGCTAGCGGTAAGTGTGTAATGTTAGAAGACGCAACAGGTAAACCAATTATAACTAAAGATGGTGTAACTGTAGCTGATTCAATTATACTAAGAGATCCAGTAGAAAACATGGGCGCTACATTATTAAAAGAAGCAGCTCGTAAAACAGTAAAAGAAGCAGGTGATGGCACAACCACTGCTACAATATTAGCACATGCTATATTGAATGAAGCTTATAAAGTTTCAGATAAAAGTAATTCTAGAGAATTAAAAGATGGAATTAATAGTGCTGTTGAAAAAGTAGTTAAATATCTAGAATCTATAGCTGTTCCAGTAAAAGGTAACATGATAGATCAAATAGCTACAATATCAACTAACAATGATAAAAAATTAGGAGAAATTATTGCTAATGCTTTTAGATCAGTAGATAACACAGGTGTTGTTATGATGGAAGTTTCACCATCGGGTAAAACAGAAGTGGAGGTTATTGAAGGAGTTCAATATGATAAAGGATTAACAAATTCTCATTTTATAACAAATAAGCAGAATAAAACTGCTGAATTAGAAAACCCATTAGTATTATTGGTTGAATCACCTATTGAAACTATAAGACAAATTCAATCGGTGCTAGAGTACGTAATAAAAAACAATAAACCTTTGCTTATTATAGGCGATTTAGAACAAGGTGTTTTATCAGCTCTAGCAATGAATAAAATGAAGGGTAATATAAAGATAAACGTTATTGATGCACCTACATATGGTATTAATAAAAAACAAACATTAGATGATTTATCTTTATTAACAGGCGCAACTATTGTAAATGAAGATTTAGGTGATGACATGGACTTAATACAAGTGGAATATTTAGGTTCTTGTTTAAAAAGTGTTACATCGCACTCTGAAACAATTTTACAAGTAGCTGATACTTCTAACGAAGTAAAAGAAGTAATACATAGTATAAAAACAAAACTTCAACAAGACAATCCTAGTCATGAGGTTATAAAGCTAGAAAAAAGATTAGCAATGTTAGCAGCAAAAATAGCTGTAGTTAAAGTAGGTGCAAATTCTGATATAGAGTTAAAAGAAAAACAAGATAGAGTAGAAGATGCTATATGTGCTACTAAAGCAGCTATAAAAGAAGGTATTGTTCCAGGTGGTGGAGTTGCTTTATTAAATGCAGCTATGAAACTAAAAGATAAAAATCAAGGTGAAACTGTTTTAGGAAAAGCCATATTATCTCCATATAAAACAATACTAGATAACGCTGGTTATGAAGGATACAGAATAGCTGGTGATGATGGAAATGGTATTGATGTAGTTACAGGAAATATGGTAAATATGATTGATGCTGGGATTATAGATCCTTTGTTAGTTACAAAAAGTGCTTTAAAAAACGCGGCTAGTGTAGCAACAACAATATTGTCAACCGATTGTGTAATTAATAATTTAAGAATCGATGAAGGCAGTAGGTAGAAATCTAATAATTAAAAAAGTAAAAGAAGGAACCACCAAAACAAAAGGTGGTTTGCTTCTTGCAGAAACTCATCGAGATGACATTAGATATGTAGAAGCTAGTGTTGTATCTTCAGGTGAAGAAATTAAAGGAATAAAAGAAGGTTCAAAAATATTTTTTGATAGACATGCTGGTCATAAAATAGAAATAGAAAAACAAACTTATCATGTTATAAAAGTTCAGGATGTAGTTGTTGTATTATGAGATTAAGCGCTAGTGATCTTAAAGATTTACAAATTCTTAAACATTATAGAATAATTAGAAAATGGGCTTGTAAAAATAATGGTTTAACAGATGCTGATTTAGAAGTTTTAATATATCTTGATTGCATGGATCTTTTTACTAAACATGATTTTGAACAAGGTGTTTATTCTTATAGTTGGGATAATAGAAGATGGAATAGATTAATTTCAAATGGTTGGATAGTTGTATGGAGACATAGAAACAGAACAACTCAAAAATATAACATATATAAAGTTTCATTTAAGTGTAAACAACTTATTATGAGAATGTATAAAATTATGTTAGGCGAAGAAAATATACCAACAAGTGCAAGAAGAAATAAATTAATAAAAGGTAATAGCTATACAGATAAAGTATTAACAAAAGCTATTTATAATGTAAATAAAGATAAAACAAGATGAGTAAAAGTCCGTTAAAATTTTTCAATAATTTAGCTGCAAGTCTGGGTGGTAACGCCTTATCAACTCTAACGCAAAGAATAAAAAATAGAGCTGGAAGAAATAGTGGTGGTAATCACGGCCAAATCATGTCTAAATTAAATGAAATTAGTAATAAATTAAGCGGTGGTGCTAATACTACTTCACCAGCACCAACAACTCCAGCTACAGGTGGAACTCCTGGTTTACAAAATAATATGGACGACGTACAACCAACAATGATAGATCCAACACAAGTAGATGAATCAATGATGGGTAATAACGCGGTTATTAATAGAGGTGGAAGCGCGTTAAATAAAGTCAAGAAGTATAAAGGTAAATGTAAAATTAAAAAACCATATAAAAAATAAAGTTATGCATCATAAAAAATATGATCCTTCAATGGAAAAATTAAAGCCAGGAACTAAAGTTGGTATAGTAGGTGAGTCTCATATATGGGACGGTCCACTAGATCAAGAAGGTAGACTACACGGTGTAGGTTCTAGTTCAGGTATTACTGGTAAACAAGTTTTAAAAGCTCCTACTTATTACAAAGGTATGCCAATAACACAATGTGCTAAAGTATATAAAAAATGAGGTCGCCATTTTATAAAGAAGGATTTCCTGAAATAAAAAAGGAAAACAAAGGAAAATTTACAGCTTGGGCTAAGAAAAACGGATTTAAAGACGCTTGTTCTGCGGCAGATGCTGTGATGAGTAAAAAAGATAATTATAGTGACGAAGTAGTTAAAATGGCAAACTATGCTAAAAACTTCGGTTGCGCAGCTAAATAAAAAAACATGAGAAGTAAATCACCATTTAAACAAGATAAATGTACTACTGCCTGGGCAAAGTGGGAAGAAGGGTATAGAAAAGTAGGTAAAGATAAACCTGAAGAAAAATTTAAAGGTCGCTCTGAGATGGAAGTTGAAAGAGGAGAATTTGAGTGTAGAGACGGTAAAATCAAGTTGAAAAAGACTGATGATGCTGAAAGACCAATTGAAACTAAAAAAGAAGAAGAAAGTCCAGCTAAAAAAGTATTTTCAGTAAGCGTAGGACCAAAACATAAATACTAAAACTATGAGTTCACCATTCCAAAAACAATTTAGTTCCAAATCTCCACTTAACGAGTTAAAAAGAGGAGAAGCTGGCTTTGAACAAGATCCTCAAGAAGCTATGTATGAGAGAATGTCTGACCAAATGGATAGACAAAAAGAAACAGATAGCAAACCATTGAGTAAAGAGGAAAGCAAAAGACTACATGCTGTATCTTCTATTAATTATGATAAAGTTGTTTCATCTGGTGGTGTAGATTTAGGTATAATTAAAAATAAAAATAAATAATGAGTTCACCATTTCAAAGAGCGTTTAGTAGCAAAAGTCCATTAAACGAGCATAAAAAAATCCAAAGGCAAATAAACATGCTTAGAAAGAATCCTGAAAGAGCTGAAAGAAAAGGATTAAGTTCAGAAGGACAAGGAGGTATTGATTTTGAAAAAATATCTCAGTTAGAAGCTAAACTTGCAGATGCTAAAGAAGCTCATAATAAAAATAGAACTGAAGAAGAAAGTTCTCAAGTTAGAGAAGATGAAGATGCTGCTCAAGGATCTGCTGCTGAAATGCGTAGTCCTTTAAATGGTAGTTATACTAGTCCTGCGGGTGAACCATATGTATCACATGTGGGAATGATACAACAAGCTGCTGGCGCTATTCAAGGAGCTTTAGATTCTTATATGAATGAAAGCGAAGCTAATAAAGCAAAAAGATTATCAGCTAGAGCACAAGGGAGAATGAACAGACTTGATCATTCAGGTGTTCAAAAATATGAAAAAGACGGTAAACTGGTAGAGCTTAAAGAAAGTGATTTTTATGATGATATTAAAACAGCTACTGAGGATCAAAAGAAAGCTTTTGCAGATGCTAAAGCAAATGCTAGTTATTATAATGAAGATAATGTAAATATAGATCATATCATGAATAAAACAGCTGATATACAAGGTAGAGCTATTAAGGCTGGTCAAAATGCAACTGCACAAGCTACTGCTGAAAAAGATGCTGAAATCGAAGAACTTAAAAAGAAAATAGAATTATTAAAAACAAAATAAAAATGGGACACAAAGGACATTGGGGCGAATATACTGGTAACGCAAAATGGTCAAAAGATCACGCTCATACAAAAGTTACTGACAGTAATTATAAAGCTTCAGAAAAAGACGATGCTGCTCATATTGATTACTTAAAAAGAGATATTAAAGACGATCAAAAATTTCATGTTAAAGATAAAGATGAAAAGCAAACAGCTGATGAAAAACATATATCTAAACTAGCAGGAGATATGAAGTATGATAAAGAACATCATGGTTCACCAGCTAAAAATGTAGGTATGGTAGCAGACGCTGGGTTAAAAGCAAGACGTCTATATGAAGATGCACACAATTATGCATATGAAGATGATGGTTATATACATGATCCAAAATTTACACCAGGTCAAAAATTTGGTTATGAAGATTATAGAAAACCAGGTGGTTATGAATATGAAAATCTACAGGCAATGGCTAGACATGCTGACATGAGAAATAGATTAGGTTATGATACTACTATGCAAAAAGAAGAAATAGATATGATGAATTATGATGACATGCCTATTGAACCAACAGGACATGATGACTCAATGTTTAAACAATAATACAACAACTAATAAAAATTAAAAAAATGGCTTATAACGACGATCCAATAATGAACCAAAATAAAGGTTACGGACAAGAATCAGTAAAACAAGAAAGACATAACTTAATGAACGATAACCCAGTAGCAAAAGACGCTAGTGGTGGAAGAGATGGTTCATGGATGTCTAAACACTCACAATCAAGAATGGGAGGTGGCTCACCTTTAAAAGCTGCTAAACCAGATTATATTGATATTGATGGTGATGGTGATAAAAAAGAGTCTATGAAAAAGGCTGCTCAAGAGAAAAAATAACAGTAGGGAACTGTAAAACCCAAGTCAAACAATAACAACAACAACAACAAAAACAACAACAAAATGGCAAAATTTATTAAATTTAAAATTTCTAACAGTACTACTCTAGCTGCTGGTGGAAACTATGCAAGAGACGTACTCGTTAATATTGACGATATTGAAAACGTAGCTGATGCTGTAAATGGTGGTGTTTACACTGCAATTGTAACACTAAAAGGTATTGTAGGATTAGAAGCTGGTCATGCTAATGGCGCTACTGTTCCTGCTGGTACTATTGGTGGTAGAATACTTACTTTACGTGTATCTACTTCTGCTACTGCTGCTGCAAACCCAACTGCTATTACAGTAAGTGGAAACATGCCTTCACAAGCTATTATTAAAGCAATGACTGCTAACCCAGGTGGTGTAGCTGCTACTGCTCAACTAGGTTTAGATGGTGGTGGTGTAAGAGGAACTGATGAGCAAATGTACTGGGATAGTGCAGTATTTAGTTCTGATAACACTTTATAAACTAAATTATGAAATCAAAAGGTTTAGGCGACGATATAGAAAAGTTTACTAAAGCTACTGGTATCAAAAAAATGGTAGACACAATGAGCAAGGGACTTAATATCCCTTGCGGTTGTGCTGCTAGAAAGGGAGCATTAAATAAAATGTTTCCATATAAAAATTAAAATATGGCTTTTAAACTAGGACCACCACCTTACACTAAAAAAACTCCTGTATATCATGTACCAATGGAAGAAGGCGTAATGGGTAAAGCTAATAATAATGGAACAATTATTATAAATAAAGACGTGGATCCTGAGCAAGCTAAAAAAGTTATTGCTCATGAAGAAGTTCATATTGACCAAATGCAAAGAGGCGATTTAGATTATGATGATGATAATGTTTATTGGAAAGGAAAAGTATTTCCAAGAGACAAAATGAATGAAGGTGACTCAGCGTTACCTTGGGAAGATGAAGCATATAAAAAAGTACCTAATGAGTAAAAAGAAATTTAAAGATACAACTGTTGGACAATTATTGTTTGGAGCAGCTTCTGTAATAAATCCTACATTAGGAAATGTATTACAAGGCGTAACTTCACCAAAAGAGGCTATTGAAGCCATTACTAAAGCCGATGCTCCTGCTGAGGATAAGGTAAAATTACAACAAATAATATACGAACAACAAACAAAAGAAATTGAAGCTATCACATCAAGATGGCAAGCAGACTCTATGTCAGATTCATGGATGTCAAAAAACGTGCGTCCACTAGTATTAGTGTGGTGTATTTGTATATTTTCACTAGCTGGTATTTTAGACAGTGTTGAAACTATACCGTTTCATATAAATGAATTATGGAACGACACTTTCGAGAAGGTTATGATGGCGGTTGTCCTAGCCTATTTCGGAGGACGAACGACAGAAAAAGCAAGTAATATATTTAAACAAAAATAAAAAACAAAAACATGGGATATTTTAGCAGAGCAAAAGCTATAACAAAAAGCGATACAATAAATCCTCTTCCAGCATGGGAATTTATGAATCAAACTGGAACTTTAGGTACAAACCTTAAAGGTTCTTTAATTTATGTTGGAGGTGCAGGAGATGTTAATGTTATCCCTGCAGGAACAGAAGGTGCACAAAATACAGTAGTTGCCTTAACAGTATCTGATGGAGGTAGTGGATATACTGCTGCAAATAATGTAGCTACCACAACAACTGGTAATGGTTCAGGTTTAACAGTTAATACAACTGTTGTTGCTGGTGCAGTTACAGCGGTTGCTATAGGTAACAGTGCTGGTACTGGATATAAAGTAGGAGATACAATAACAATTTCTGGTGGTGGAGCTGACGCTACTTTAACAGTAGATGAAGTATTAAGTTTAGCACCTGTAGTAGGTGATGGAGTTGAATTTGCTGGATTAGATGCTGGAGATATTATACCTATATATGTTGACTATGTATTAAGCACAAACACTACTGCTACATTGTTAGTAGCTGGTAGAGAATCATCTTTAGGGTAAATACCTGATATACAGGTGACTATATAACTAAGAATATATATTAACAAATTAAATTAAATTAAAATTATGAGTAAAGAAGTTAAAAAAATTACTGACGAACAGTTAGAAAAAGTAAACAAACAACAAACTGAACTTAGTGAATTACTAAGATCATTAGGTGTATTAGATGTTCAAAAGAATAACGTACATCAAAAAATTAATGATCTTTCTAAAGTCATTGAAGAAACTAAAAAAGAATTAGAGGAAGAGTATGGTTCTGTCAATATTGATTTAAAAGACGGATCATATACTGACATTGAAAAAGAAGATGCAAAGTAATATTAGAAAAATCAGTATTGGATCTGATTATAAAAATGACGCTATGCATTATGCTATTGGCCAAAACGTTTATGGTGGTCATGAAATAGCGTATATTATATTTGATGATTCTGATAATTCTTATAATATTTATATAAAGAAAAACAGCGAGGTATTGCCGTGGAAAAAATTTAATTCTAACATGGCTATATCCGTTGAGTATGATTTAGAATATTAATGAAAAGTTTATATGATTTTATTATACAACCTTTAGGTGATAAATATAGTAATACAGTAAAAATTGGTGGTAAAGATGTTGTTGTAAATACTAAAATTGAAAACTGGAAGTTTGTAAATAGATTAGCTATAGTACAAGAAACTCCTTTAGCTTTTGAAACTAAAATTAAAAAAGGAGATATTGTAGTTATTCATCAAAATGTTTTTAGAACTTTTTATGATATAAGAGGCGAAAAAAAGAAAAGTAGATCTTATTTTAAAGATGATTTATATTTTTGCGCTATAGATCAATTATATTTATATAAAAATTCAGAAGGTTGGCATAGTTTTGGCGATAGATGCTTCATTAAGCCAATAAAAAATATTGATGATCTAACGTTAGATAAAGAGCAGGAGCTTATCGGTATACTAAAATACGGTAATAACTCCTTAAACGCACTTAATATTAACCCAGGAGACCTAGTAGGTTATACACCAAACGGTGAGTGGGAGTTTTTAATTGAAGGTGAGCGTTTATATTGTATGAAATCAAATGATATTGTTATAAAGTATGAGCACAAAGGAAACGAAGAAGAATATAATCCAAGCTGGGCGAGTAGCAGTTAAAGAGTTAATTAAAGTTGCTAAAGAGCCAATTATAGATTTTGGACCAGACATTTCAGCGGATAGATTAAAAAATGCCGCAGCTACAAAAAAACTAGCAATATTTGATGCTTTTGAAATATTAAGTAGAATACAAGAAGAGCAAGACATGTTAGATGATAAACCAAAAGAAAACAAGAAGCAAAGCAATTTTAAAGGTTTTGCGGAAGGGAGATCTAAGTAATGTACGAGCAAAGTTTATATAAAGTTTTAGATAACTACATAAAACCTAAAGTACTTAAAGATTTTAATAGATTAAAAAAGTGGAAGTACGGTTACAATGAAGATCATGATATGATAGTTATTAGTAAAGATGGTACTGTAGGTGAAGTATATGAAATACAAAATCTTAAAATAGCTTTACCTAAAGCAAAAAATGTTCATAAATTTGAAAAAAATACATGGACAAAATTTGAATATCCAAAAATTTTAAGTAAAATAAAAACTGTTTTTGACTGGAAACAATACCCACAAGATTTTAAAGAAAAGTGGTATGATTATATAGATACAGAATTTACAAGAAGAGAAGATGGTTTTTGGTTTTATAATAAAAATAAAGCAACTTATTTAACAGGTACGCATTACATGTATTTACAATGGAGTAAAATAGATGTTGGTGCTCCAGATTATAGAGAGGCAAATAGATTATTTTTTATATTTTGGGAAGCTTGTAAAGCCGATTATAGATCATACGGTATGTGTTATTTAAAAAATAGACGTTCTGGTTTTTCATTTATGGCTTCAGGTGAATCAGTTAATTTAGCAACAATATCAAGTGATAGTAGATATGGTATATTATCAAAGTCAGGTGCTGATGCAAAAAAAATGTTTACTGATAAAGTAGTTCCTATATCGGTTAATTATCCTTTCTTTTTTAAACCTACACAAGATGGTATGGATCGTCCTAAAACAGAGTTAGCTTATCGTGTACCAGCTAGTAAGTTTACACGTAGAAAACTAACAGCTATAGATGATTTAGATGAAGAATTAAAAGGATTAGATACTACAATTGACTGGAAAAATACAGGTGATAACGCTTATGATGGTGAAAAATTAAAATTATTAGTTCATGATGAAAGTGGTAAATGGGAAAAACCTAATAATATTTTAAATAATTGGCGTGTAACTAAAACTACTTTAAGATTAGGTAGTAGAATTATTGGTAAATGTATGATGGGTTCAACATCTAATGCATTAGACAAAGGTGGTAGAAATTTTAAAAAACTATATGATGATTCAGATGTTACAAAAAGAAACAGCAACGGACAGACTCGCTCAGGACTCTATTCTTTATTCATTCCTATGGAATGGAATTACGAAGGATACATTGATTCTTACGGAATGCCTGTATTCGAGACCCCATCAAAAAAAGTGTGTGGACCTCATGGAACGCCAATTAAGCTCGGGGTTATTGAGTACTGGGATAACGAAGTGGAGGGTTTAAAAGATGATCAAGATGCTTTAAACGAATTTTATAGACAGTTTCCACGAACAACAAAACACGCTTTTAGAGATGAATCTAAATCATCTTTATTTAATCTTACAAAAATATACGAACAAATAGACTTTAATGAAGATTTAAAAAATTCATTAGGTGTTACACAAGGTAGTTTTCAATGGGAAAATGGACACAAAGACACAAGAGTTATTTTTATACCAAACAAACAAGGTAGGTTTTATGTAACTTGGGTTCCACCAGTAGAACTACAAAATAAAAGATATTTAAAAAATGGAATAAATTATCCAGGTAACGAGCATTGTGGTGCTTTTGGATGTGATCCATATGATATATCAGGAACAGTAGATAAAAGAGGTTCCAATGGATCTTTACATGGTTTAACTAAATTTAGCATGGAAGAAGTTCCACCTAATCATTTCTTTTTAGAATACATAGCTAGACCACAAACAGCTGAAATATTTTTTGAAGATGTATTAATGGCATGTGTATTTTATGGTATGCCAATATTAGCAGAAAACAACAAACCAAGATTACTTTATTATTTTAAACGTAGAGGTTATAGAGGTTTTGCTATGAATAGACCAGATAAAAGAAGAAATAAATTATCTGTAACAGAAAGAGAAATAGGTGGTATACCTAATTCAAGCGAAGATATTAAACAAGCTCATGCATCTGCAATAGAAACTTATGTAGAACATTATGTAGGATTAAAAGAAGCAGGTTATGGGGATATGTATTTTCAAAGAACACTAGAAGACTGGGCTAGATTTGACATAAATAATAGAACAACTCATGATGCTTCTATTAGCTCTGGACTTGCTTTAATGGCTTGTAATAAACATAGGTATTCACCTGTAAATAAAAGAGAGTTAAAACCAGTTGATTTAGGTATAAAAAAATACAATAATAAAGGAACTTTATCAAAAATTATAAATTAATGAATATATATACTAATACCAATAGTGCTTTCCCTAGTCAAGTAGTGAGTGATGCTGAAAAAGCTAGTATTGAATATGGGAGTCAGGTTGCTATGGCTATTGAATATGAGTGGTTTAAATCAGGAAGAACTCAAGGTAATAGATATTTAACTAACTGGAATCAGTTTCACCAATTAAGACTGTATGCTCGTGGAGAACAAAGTATACAAAAATATAAAGATGAATTATCTATAAATGGTGATTTGTCTTATCTTAATTTAGACTGGCAACCAGTTCCTATATTATCTAAATTTGTAGATATAGTAGTAAACGGTATATCTGCAAAAACATATGACATAAAAGCTTTTGCTCAAGATCCATCTTCTATAAAGAAAAGAACTGAATATGCTTCTAAGATTCAAGAAGATATGCTTGCTAAACAATATCTTGATTCGTTAAAAGATTCATTACAAATAGATTTATATCAAAGCAAAAGTCCTGAGTTGTTACCAGAAACTCCTGAAGAATTAGAACTTCACATGCAGTTATCTTATAAGCAGAGTATAGAAATAGCTGAAGAAGAAGCTATAACATCTGTTATGGATCACAACAAATACGACTTAACAAAGCGAAGATTAAACATGGACTTAGCCGTGTGTGGTATTGCAGCGTGTAAAACAAACTTTAATACAGCTGAAGGAATAACAGTTGATTATGTAGATCCAGCTTATATGGTATATTCATACACAGAAGATCCTAACTTTGAAGATATATATTACGTTGGTGAAATTAAAGCTATAACTATACCAGAGCTTAAAAAAGAGTTTCCAAATATATCAAATGAAGAATTAGAAAGAATACAAAAAATGCCTGGCAATAGAAATTATATTACAGGTTGGGGTGGTTATGATGAAAATACTGTACAAGTAATGTATTTTGATTATAAAACTTATCATAATCAAGTATTTAAAATAAAACAAACAGATCAAGGATTAGAAAAAGCATTAGAAAAACCTGATACTTTTAATCCTCCAGCTAATGATGGTTTTGAAAGAGTTAGTAGAAGTATAGAGGTTTTATATAGTGGAGCTAAAGTATTAGGAACAGACACTATGTTAAAATGGGAGTTAGCAGAAAACATGTCTAGACCAGTATCAGATACTACAAAAGTAGAAATGAATTATGCTATATGTGCACCACGTATGTATAAAGGTAGAATAGAATCACTTGTAAGTAAATGTATTGGTTTTGCTGATATGATACAGTTAACTCATTTAAAGTTACAACAAGTATTAGCTAAGATGGTACCAGATGGTGTTTACTTAGATATGGACGGACTTGCTGAAGTAGATCTAGGTAATGGAACTAATTATAATCCAGCAGAAGCACTAAACATGTATTTCCAAACAGGTAGTATTGTTGGTAGATCACTTACTCAAGACGGTGATATGAATCCTGGTAAAGTTCCTATTCAAGAATTAACATCTAGTTCTGGTCAAGGTAAAATACAAAGTTTAATATCCACATATCAATATTATTTACAAATGATAAGAGATGTGACCGGATTAAACGAAGCTAGAGATGGAAGCACACCTGATAAACAAACTTTAGTTGGTTTACAAAAAATGGCAGCTAATGCTTCTAATGTAGCTACTAGACATATAAAACAAGCTGGTCTATACATAACATTAAGAATAGCAGAAAATATTGCTTTAAAAATAGCAGATGCTTTACAGTTTCCATTAACAGCAGAGTCTTTAGCTAATAATATATCTAATTACAATGTAAATACTTTAGTAGAAATACAAAATTTAAATTTACATGATTTTGGAATATATTTAGAATTAGAACCAGACGAAGAACAACAAGCTCAGTTAGAACAAAATATACAAATGGCGTTACAACAAGGTGATATAAATCTTGAAGACGCTATAGATTTAAGACAAATTAAAAATCTTAAACTAGCTAACCAATTACTTAAAGTAAAACGTAAATTAAAAGCTAGAGAAGATCATAAAAGAGCAATTGAACAAACTAAAGCTCAAGCAGAATCTCAAGCTCAAGCAGCTGAAGAGATAGCAATGGCTGAAGTTCAAAAACAAGAAGCTATTTCAAGTTCTAAAGTACAATATGAGCAAGCTAGATCTCAAATGGAAATACAACGTATGCAAACAGCTGCACAAATAGAACAAGAAAAAATGCAAGCTCAGTTCCAGTATGACATGCAGTTAAAGCAAATGGACATGCAGGCTATGGAGCAAAAAGAAAATAGAATAGAAGATCGTAAAGATAAGCGTATAAAAATGGAAGGTACGCAACAAAGCAAGATGATAGATCAAAGAAAAAATGATCTAGCACCTATAGATTTTGAAGATAAAGACGTGGCTAGTGGAATGCTACCCGTTTAATTATTAATTATTTAATTATATTATATTATGTCAGAAGTAAAAACAAATGAACCTGTTAAGCAGGAAGGTGACTTTAAAATTAAATCTAAAAAACCAAAACAATTGGTAAGTACTGAAGAAACAGTAAAAAAAGTTAGTTTAAAAGAGCCATTAGTAGAAATACCTAACGATGTTACTAAGGTTACAATACCTAAGGAAGCATTTAAAAAAGAAGAGGAAAATGCCATTCAAATCGGAGAAACAAAGGAGATACCTGTGGAAGAACCATCCGGAGATAGCGCAGAGGTGGGAGAACCTGTACAAGAGTCCGACGAGACTACTGAAGGGTTTTCTCCGATCAAAGAAGTAACCGAAGAAAAGGTTGAAAAAGTAGAACAAGAAGTAAAAGAAGCTATTAGAGATGAAAAAGTATTAGGTAAGGAATTACCTGATAACATTCAAAAACTTGTTTCATTTATGGAAGATACTGGTGGATCAGTAGAAGATTATGTAAGATTAAATGCTGATTACAGTAATGTAGATGATACTACTTTATTAAAAGAATATTATAAGCAGACTAAACCACATTTAGATGCTGAGGAAATAGATTTTATCATGGAAGATAAATTCCATTTCGATACAGATATTGACGAAGAGCGTGACGTCAAAAAGAAAAAACTCGCTAAAAAAGAGGAGATTGCAAAAGCTAAAAACTTTTTAGAAGAAACTAAGAAGAAATATTACGACGAAATCAAGTTGAGACCCGGCGTATCTGAAGATCAACAAAAAGCTATGGACTTTTTCAATCGATACAATAAGCAGCAAGAAATAGCTGAACAGCAACATAAAGTTTTTCAAGAAAATACTAATAAATTTTTTACTGAAAATTTTGAAGGTTTCGATATTAAAGTAGGAGATAAACAATATAAGTATAATATTAAAGACGTAAATAAAGTTGCTGAAAACCAATCAAACATTAATAACTTAGTTAAGAAGTTCTTAGATAGTGAAGGTAATGTTAGTGATGCGGCTGGTTATCACAAAGCAATTTATGCAGCTGAAAATGTAGATAGAATAGCGTCTCATTTTTATGAGCAAGGAAAAGCAGATGCGGTTAAAGACGTGGTGAATAAATCTAAAAATTTATCACCAACAAAAGCTAGAACCCAACAAGGTGAAGTTTTTGTAAACGGCTTTAAAGTTAAATCTATTTCTGGAGCTGATTCTACAAAATTGAAAATTAAGAAAAGAAAATTTAACTAATTAAAAATTACAAATTATGAGTTTATCTCCACAATTTGGTAGTATTGTACCAAGTCCTATTCAAACTCCAAGTCCTTCAAACTACTTAGTATTTGATGGTGCGGCGGGCGGAAACTTTGCGCAACAATATTTACCAGAAATTTACGAACAAGAAGTAGAGCGTTATGGAAACAGAACGTTATCTGGCTTTTTGAGAATGGTTGGTGCAGAAATGCCAATGACCTCAGATCAAGTAATCTGGTCTGAACAAAATAGATTACATATATCTTACGACAACTGTAGCGTAGCTGCAGGAGGAGGAGCTGGTGCGGCTTTAGCATCAGTTGTTACAATTCCAGTTGGTGCAGGTATAACTAACGTTATATCTATTAATGATACTGTAGTTCTTCTAGACCCAGCAAATGGTGCAGAAGCTAAAGGTATCGTAACTAACAGAGCTGCTGGTAACGTAACAGTTATGCCATTTGCAAACGCAACATTTGATGCACAAGGAATTAGTATTGCTTCTGCAACAATTAAAATGTTTGTTTATGGTTCTGACTATACTAAAGGATCAAGTATTGGAGCAGGAGTAGGAAACTCTGCTGCTAGAGTAAGTATCGATCCTTCTTTCACGCAGTTTTCTAACTCACCAGTGATCATAAGAGATCAGTACGTTGTTACTGGATCTGATATGGCACAAATCGGTTGGGTTGAAGTTGCTACTGAAGATGGTCAATCTGGATACCTTTGGTATTTAAAAGCTGAGTCTGAAACTAGATTAAGATTTGAAGATTACTTAGAAATGGCAATGGTAGAAGGTGAATTAAATGCTAACGCTAACGGTGCTGCAGGGCAATATGCTACTGCTGTTTTACCAGGTACACAAGGTTTATTTGCTGCTATTAGAGACAGAGGTAATGTAGAAGTAGGATTTACTGCTGCTAACGGTCTTGATGAGTTTGATGCAATACTTAAAAACCTAGATACTCAGGGAGCTATCGAAGAAAACATGTTATTCTTACAAAGACAAACTGCTCTTGATTTTGATGATATGTTAGCTTCTATCTCTGGTGGATTTGCTGGTGGTACTGCATTTGGTTTATTTGAAAATTCAGAGGAAATGGCACTTAACTTAGGTTTCTCTGGTTTTAGAAGAGGTTCTTATGACTTCTATAAAACTGACTGGAAATACTTAAACGATGCTTCTACAAGAGGTGCTATCGTAGGTGTTAATTCAATCGAAGGTGTATTAGTTCCTGCTGGAACAAGCACAGTTTATGATCAAATCTTAGGTACTAACATTAGAAGACCTTTCTTACACGTAAGATATAGAGCTTCTCAAGGTGACGACAGAAGAATGAAATCATGGTTAACTGGTTCTGCTGGTGGTGCATTTACTTCAACTCTTGATGCTATGGAAGTTAACTTCCTATCTGAAAGATGTTTAGTAACTCAAGCTGCTAACAACTTCGTTTTATTCCAAGGATTATAACATCCAATTATTAATAACTATCCCTGTCTTTGGGCAGGGATAATTATTATTTTTTAACTATTTAATTATATTATATTATGTCAAAAAAAGAACAAGTGGCTGTAAAACAGTCAAAACCCAAGTGGGAAATAAGAGATAGAGTTTATTATTTAAAAGGAAATAAATCTCCATTAACTCTAACAATACCAGGTAAACATACTAAAAAACATGCTTTACTTTGGTTTGATGAACAACAAGGTAAACAAAGAGAAATAAGATATGCTACCAACCAAGATTCACCACTAGTTGATGAACAAAAAGGTGAAGTAACAATGGGGCATATCATTTTTAGAGATGGATTTTTAAAAGTTCCTAAAAGTAAACAGAACTTACAGAAACTACTTTCACTATATCATCCGTTAAAAAATAAAATGTATGAAGAATATAGTCCTGTTGAAGAAGCTAAAGACGAATTAGTAGATTTAGAAATGGAAATAGACGCTTTAAATGCGGCTAGAACTATAGATATTGATCACGCAGAGGCTATTTTAAGAGTAGAAAAAGGTTCTGAAGTTAATAGTATGAGCTCTAAAGAAATAAAAAGAGATTTATTATTGTTTGCAAAAAATGATCCAAGATTATTTATTGCTTTAGCTAATGATGAAAATGTACAACTAAGAAACTTTGCTATTAAAGCTCGTGAAGCAGGTATAATAAAGTTATCTCAAGATCAAAGAACATTTTTATGGGGATCAAATGATAGAAAATTAATGAATGTTCCATTTGATGAAAATCCTTATTCAGCTTTTGCTGCTTTCTTAAAAACAGATGAGGGAGTAGAAATTTATAAATCTATAGATAAAAAGCTATAAAAACAAGTGATATTAATATAGGGGCAGCATTTGCTGCCTCTGTATTATAATAAAAAAAATATAATGGCAGTAAACGTAAATACAGTATACACAACAGTCTTGTACATATTAAACAAAGAACAAAGAGGATATGTTACTCCAACAGAGTTTAATAGTATTGCTGCTCAAGTACAAAAAGAAATATTTGAATCATATTTTCCAGATGGTAATCAGTTAAATAGATTCAACCAAAACAATCAACAAAACGATACAGAGTTCTTTAACATGTTTAAAGATACGGCTTATAAGTTATATCCATTTGAACAGGATGTAGCTTTTACTTATGTTCCAGGTAACACGGCTTGGCAAAACAACACAGCTAACGCTATATATAAGTTAGGTCAAATAATATCTACATATAACACTACTAATGTTAACAACCCTGTACGTAACTCAATAACTCAATTAGCTAGTAAAAAAGATTTTGAACAAATAACTAGATCAAAACTAACTAGTCCTACCAATCAATATCCTATATGTTACACTACTAACAATGCAGGTTCATTAATAGTAAGAGTATCTCCAAACCCAGATACTTTAGTTATAAATTGCTTAACTGTACCAACTGATCCTGTTTGGGGTTTTACTACTGGTGCTGTAGGACAATATATATATGCGGCTGGTTCGTCTACTGATTTTGAATTAGATGTATCAGAGCAAACAAATATTATTACTAACATATTAAAGTATTGTGGTATAATAATTAATGATCCTACAATAATACAAACTGCAGAGCAAGAAGCAATGTCAGTTTCACAAAATGAAAAAGCATAATGGGACAAATAACAGAAACTAACCAACAATATTATCAAGGCGTACAAGGCTTTAGAGGAACAGGTAATGCGTTAACAATAACAACTACATTTAACACAGATCTTGTATATGGTAGTTGGAACCCAGCTGTAGCTGAATATGCTTTAAATAACTTTAAAATATACACTAGTACTACAGGTTTTCCAGGTAGTTGGACTGAATATGTATTACAGTATTCTGTAACCGGAAACGCTATAACTTTCGCGGCTAATCCTGCTAACAATTTATACATAGTTGTACAGTTAAAAACATTAGACGGTGGTCAGTACGCAAATACTCCAGCTGAAGAAGCCTTAGGTGATGCTGTAGAAGAAAATTATGGTAGTTATCAATATATAAAACTAGGAGATGTTATAGATAACTATATGGTTGGTTATGTTGGCGATGGTAAAGTAATTCAAACAGCTAAAAAATCTGATGTATTATTTTTTGCTAAAAGATCATTACAAGAATTTAGCTATGATACATTAAAAAGTATAAAATCTCAAGAATTAACTGTACCAGATAGTTTATCTTTAGTTATACCTCAAGACTATGTTAACTATGTTGCTTTATCTTGGATAGATCAATACGGTGTAAAAAGACCGCTTTTTCCTAACAACAACTTAACTACTAATCCTTACACTAAATTATTACAAGATGATAAAGGTATACCAACACAAGATAATTTTGGTGAAGATTTAGAAGGAACATCGTTAACAGTAGAAAGATGGAGAGATGTAAATCCTAATAGAATATTAAATGAAGAAGCTTTATACGATCAAGATTTATGGGCATATGGATATTATGCAAATGATTTTGGTTCAGGTCCATGGAACTGGGGAAGATTATATGGATTAGATCCTCAATATTCTAACGCAAACGGTTGGTTTGGTATTAATGAAAGAGATGGTAAATTTACTTTTTCAAGTAATTTAAGAGATAAATTAATTGTTTTAGAATATATATCTGATGGACTTGCTTATGATTTAGATACTAGAATACCTAAATTAGCAGAAGAAGCTATGTACATGAGTATATCATATAACTTATTAGCTGGTAGAGCAGGTGTACCAGAAGGACTTGTAGCAAGATTTAAAAAAGATAGAAGAGCCGCATTAAGAAATGCTAAAATAAGATTATCTAATATTAAACTTGATCAAATAGTTCAAGTAATGAGAGGTAAATCTAAATGGATTAAACACTAAAATTTAATGGCAAAAATAACCAATAATTTCGTCAAAGGTAAAATGAATAAAGATCTTGATGATCGATTAATACCTCAGGGCGAATATAGAAACGCAATAAATGCTCAGGTAAGTAGATCTGAAGGTCCTAATGTTGGAGCATTAGAAAATGTTTTAGGTAATGTTTTGTCCGCAGATTTTAGAGAACTAACTAATAATGATAATTTATTTTCTATAGGTTATTGCACTGATGAAATAAACAATAGAGTTTTTTTATTTTTAACAGACAACACAGGTTCTGCTTATAAAAGATCAGCTGGTTCAGGTAAAACATCTTACATAGTAATGTATGATGCAAATAGTAACGCAGCTTCTATATTAGTTAATGGTGATTTTTTAAATTTTTCTACTTTATTTCCAATAACTGGTGTTAATATACTAGAAGATCTATTGTTTTTTACTGATAATAGAAATCAACCACGAGTTATAAATGTAAGTTTAGCTAATCCAAATAACAGTGCTAATCCAACATATTATACAACTGAAGATCAAATATCTGTTGCTAAATATAATCCTTATCAACCAATAGAGTTATATAGACCAGCTTCCAATACAGCAACTGATTACGAAACATCTATGTACGATGTTGTAAGTAGATATTATCCTGATGGTGGTGAAGGTGTTACTACACAAAATTATTCAAGTAGTGGTACTCAAATAAGAATTGCTAGAGCAGATTATAAAGGTGATTTACCTTATGGTGCTACTATAGCTTATATTAAAGACGGTGAATTTATTGAAACAGGTCAAACAGTAGCAAGTGTTACTGGAACTAATAACACTTATTTCACAGTAAATACTCAAACACAATCTCCTACATACACTATAAATACAGGTACAACGGTTATATTTAACTACAATCCTTATTATCAAATTGATTACAACGGTGATTCAGATTATTTAGAAGAATTATTTGTAAGGTTTGCTTATAGATATAAATTTGAAAACGGTGAATACTCTATAATATCACCATTTACTCAAGAATGTTTTATACCAAAACAAGATGGTTATTTTAGATACAAAGTAAACGAAGAAAGCGCTACAGCAGGTGTTGGGGATAAAAACAATAGTCCTATATTAGACGTTCAAGACGAAGAAGATACTTATAGAAGTACTGTTGTTGAATTTATGGAAAACAAAGTTAATAAAATAATATTAAGAATACCATTACCAACAACATCTAGTCTTTTAAATAGTGCTTTTAAAATAACAGATATAGATATATTATACAAAGAATCTACTTCAAACAATGTTAATGTTATTGAAACAATTCCATTATCAAGAATAGGAAATGGATACGGTAGAGCAGAGGTAAACGGTGCTACAACTAGCACAACAGCTGTAGCTATAGATAACATTAGTGGATCTATTAAAGTAGGTGCTTTAGTTAGTGGAGATGGTGTAGTTAATAATCCTGTTGTAGTAAGTTATGATGGAGTAAGTGCTCTTGTATTATCAACTCCTCAGAGTTTAGCTAATAACGCTAATTTAACATTTGGTGATCATAATATTTTTGAATATGAGTATCAATCTACAAAACCTTATAAAGTTTTACCAGCTAGTGATACAACAAGAACATATGATAAAATACCTGTAAGAGCTTTGTCTCAAGAAATTATAAGTAATAGAGTTGTATATGGTAATTTTTTAGACAAACATACTCCTCCAGCTAGTATAGATTATAACGTTGCCGTTAGTCCAAAATCTGATTTTAATTTAGGTACAGCAACAACTACAACTACTGCTTTAGAACCACAAGGGGAAACTGTTATTGCTATAAATACAGCTACAGGTAATTTTGCTAATGGATACACGGTAACATCTAATGTTGTAGGAGCAATCCCAGCTAATACTGTTGTTGCTTCAAATACTGGTACTACAATTACATTATCTGCTGCGTTGGCTAGTGCTTTAGCAAATGGTTCAACACTTACTTTTACAGCACCTAACAACGTAAGATATACAACAAGTAAAATAGAATATCCTAACCACTCGTTAAAACAAAATAGAAATTATCAAGTAGGTGTAGTATTATCAGATAAGTTTGGTAGACAATCAACTGTAATATTAGCTGATGGAGATAGTTCTGTTAAGTTTAACAATGAATCTTATTTAGGTTCTACTATTTTTTCAAGGTATCTAGCTTCAAGTGTAGAAGCTTTATCTTTTCCTGGAAACTCTTTAAAAGTTTTATTTAATAGTCCTATAGCTGGTGGTGTAACAGGTATATATAATGGTGATCCCACTAGTGCAGATTATAATCCATTAGGTTGGTACTCTTATAAAATAGTTGTAAAACAAACTGAACAAGAATATTACAATGTATATTTACCTGGTGTAATGGCTGCTTATCCTACAGATCCGACTAAAGAATTAGGTAAAACATCTCATGCTGTATTATTTAATGATAATATTAATAAAGTCCCTAGAGATTTAATAGAAGTAGGACCAGAACAAAAACAATTTAGAAGTAGTGTTGTATTACATGGAAGAGTAGAAAATTTAAACAGCGTAGATGTTTGGCAGAATAATGCTCAATATTATCCTGGAGATATTGCTCCTATAGTGAGCGTAATAGCTACAGACAATGATATGTTTAATGGTATATCTCAAACAGGTTATGTTGGTAGTGCTGATTTTTATAATGTTATTTCAAATCCTTTAATTGGTAGAATAAATACACCTTCTGGAAAATTTGGAGTAGCACCTGTTATAGTAACTGGAACTGTAGGTTCTACTAGCTTAGGAGGTTTAGACACTCTTGGTTTAACAACTGCATCTATAAGTCCTACCCCTGCTACAGCCGCGGTAACAAGTGGTCAAACAGTTACTGGTCCTGGAATAGCAGATGGTACTTTAGTTCTTTCTGTTTCAAATGACAGTGGTTTTCGTAAAATAATATTAAATCAAAACACATCGGGTACTGCTGTTGGCGATGTTTTAACATTCACACCAACACCTATAAATTCTAATAACTGGGTTACAATGCCTCAATTAGCTGTTATGGAAACAGATCCTGTAGAATCTAATCTAGATATATTCTGGGAAACAACTACAGCTGGTTTAGTAACTGATTTAAACCAAGCAATATCTGGTGGTACTGCTGAAGGTGTTTCATTTGGTTTTAATACTGATGATTTTGATGAAGGACTTGTACCAGCAACAGCTAATGACGAAATGTGTTCATCAGATTTTCCTATATTAGATCAATTTGGTAACACTATAACTTATGTTGAAACTAATCCACCTCAATTTCAACTAGTAGAGGTTAAAGATTTTAATAATAATGTAATTACTAGTACTAATGATCCATCTGATAATACATCTGTTTTCAAACTAGTAAGAGATGGAAACAATTATAATGTAAAAGTTCAAGATTCTTTTTATTACAGTAATCAACATGCAACTAAAGACACCTACTCTTTTAAATTTGAAATTAATTATGCTGGTGTGCAGACGTTTATTACAAAACAACCTGTTTCTTTAATAAATTTATCTCCTGTAATTTTAGGTAGTACATGTAGTAATCCTCCTATTTATGTTCCAGGAACTGGTAACGGTGTAAATCCATTAGGAACTTTTAAAGTTATTCAAGCAACTAACGGAGCAGCTTTTGGAATAGGAGTATCAAATCCTCAAGGTTGGAAAGATTTAACATGGAGACTTACAGTTACTAAAGGCGGTGTAGATTATGGACCTTTAGGTAACGGCTCTGTATTTATAAATCAATATCAAGCAAATCAATATTGGACAGCTTCTTTTAATTTTACAGGAGGAGATACACCAAGCGGTATGCCTGATGGAACATATGCCTGTGTAGCTACAGTAGAAGATGCTGGTGCTTTAACTGATGTTTGTAATTTTAATCTTGTTGTAAATAGAACACCGTGTTATACTTATAAGCGTAATTATCAAGGTACTGGTAATGTTATCTCCGCTACATATACAGATTGTAGTGGTGATGGAACTGCTGCTATTAGTTATGTTGATCCACCTTCTAATACATTCCCAGGTTATGATAGAGTTTGTGCAAGAGATAATCAAACTAACTTAATAAATGCAGGTTACACTAAACTAGCTTTAAACAGTACAGATCCTGCCAACACGTGTAACGTAACTTTGTAAAAAAACAAGTAATACTAATAATATGGCTGCTATAATAGAAGTTAAATACTTCAATACATTTCTTCTAAAGAAAGTAAACCAAACAATAACGAATCCCAATTATGGAAATATTCCTTCTTGGAATGGTTCTATGGGTATACCTGCAGCTAAAGGAGGTTATCCTATATCTAATGCAGATGTTCCACAAAATTGGGTTATAGAAGAATCTAGAATTAATGGTGGTTATAACAATACCTCAGTATCTTTTGGTGCTAAAGCATATTTAGTAGAAGAAGAACCTAATGGATCTAGACGTGGAAACTCTTTAATATACTCAGGTATATTCAACTCTAGAACAGGTATAAACAATACAAATGTGTTTTCAGTAGGAGAAGATATAATTAAATCACTAGATCCAGCTAATGGAAGTATACAAAAACTTTATGCTGAAGATACTAATTTAAATATATTTCAAGAATTAAAAATTAGTAGAGCATTAATTGATAAAGACGCTATATATTCTGCGGAAGGTGGTGGAGCTGTTACAAGTGCTAATCTTGTTATTGGAGCTATTCAACCTTATGCTGGTAAATATGGTATTAGTGATGATCCTACAAGTTTTGCAGTATACGGTACTGATAAATATTTTACTGATAGAAACAACGGAACTGTTTTAAAATTATCTGGAGGCTTAGTAGAAATATCTAGAGCCAACATGATAGATTATTTTAGAGATAGATTAGGATCAGGTATTGTAGTAGGTGGAGTAACAGGAAGAGTTATAGGTGGTTGGGATATACATAATAAACAATATGTTCTTTCAACACAAGAGCCAGGTGCACAAGCTGATACTTTAGAAGATGGTTATGAAACTCTAGCATGGGACAATATTGTTCAAGGTTGGACTAGCTTTTTTACATATAAACCAGAATTAATGTTTAGCTTAGGTAATAAGTTTTATAGTGCAAAATTTGGTAGTTTATATGAGCATTATTCTATAGCTGGTACAAGAAACTTATTCTATGAGAATGACGGTCAAACAGTTAAACCCACTTCTATAACATTTGTTTTTAATCCTAATGTAAGTTTATCTAAAACTTTTAAAACAGTTGATTATGAAGGAAGTAATGGTTGGCAAATAAATTCTTTTGTATCTGATCTTACAGGTATGAATAATGTTACTAATAATAACAACTGGGCAGAGTTTCAAGATGCAACTACTCAAGTATATAGCTATACACAAGGACAGTATGATGCTGCAGGTAATGTATATCCTAATGCTAACCCACCGTTTTATTATGCTGGGTTTAATAGAAAAGAAAATAAATATGTGGCTAACTTGGTAAATAATAGTTTACCTATGCCTGGTGAAATTACTTATGGCGCAGCTATATCTGGTATAAAAGGATTTTTAGCCACTGTAACAATAGCTACAGATACAGTTACAGAACCAGGTGGTGAAAAAGAATTATTCTCTGTTGGTAGTGAGTTTATAGCTAACAGCGGATATTAAATTAAATAAAATGAAATTAAAAAAAGCAACAGCTGTAGAGGCTTTGCAGAAATTAATATTTGAAGGTAAAGAAGAAGATGGATTCTAGGTGCAGTTCATAATCATCTACATGTTTGGTTTTTATTAACAGGTTCAGTTATTATAAATAATAATGGTGAAAAGATAGAGCACATAGCTCCTTGCTATACTGTATCAGAACCTGGTTCGCAAAGAATTATTTTAGCTTTAGAAGATTCTATATTTGTAAATGTTCACAAAAACCCTACAAATACAAAAGATATAGCTGAATTAGAAAAAGAAATAGTCTCTATGACAAAAGAAGAATACAATAATAAATATAAGTAATATGAGTTTTTTATTAGGATCCGCAGCTATAAGTGCGGGTACAAGCATACTCGGTGGTATCATTGGTGGTGGAAAAGCTAGAAGAGCAGCAAGAAGAGCTGCTAAGCAATTAAAAAAAATGAACGCTAAAATGGCACAACTAGAAGCTAATAGACAGGAAATAATTAATCCTTACGAGGATTCTACTAACTTAAGTAGTATGATGAGTAATCCTATGGCTAATCTAGCTGTTGCTACACAAGCAACTGAAATGCAGATCGAAGAAACTGATCAAGCATTAGCTAATACATTAGATACTATAAGACAAACTGGAGGTGGAGCTGGTAGCGCAACTGCTTTAGCTCAAGCTGCATTAAAATCTAAACAAGGTATTGCTGCTAGTATTGAAGCTCAAGAAAAATCTAATGAACAAGCTAGACAAGCTGGTGAGCAAAGATTACAAGATGCTAAAATAGCTGAAGAGAAAAGAATGCAAGGTCTTGATGCTGCTGGTAAACAATTTGTATTTGGTCAAAGAGAACAAAGAGAAATGCAACAACTAAATAGATTGCAAGCACAAATAGACAACATGCAAGGTGTTAAAGCACAGGCGCAGAGAGATCAAACAGCTGCTATTACTGGAGCTATATCAGGAGTTGCAGGAGCTGCTAGTTCATATTTTGGAGCTAAAAACGCTGGTTAAAAATATAGAAAATGGAGAATAAAAATATATCAATAAACTTATTTATAAAGCAAATGTTACAGAGTGATAACATGGCTTATGTACCTGGATATTTAAGCTCTAGAGTAAACATTGACTATGGTGTTTTAAATAAAGCATACCAGAATACAGGTAGAATATATGCTAGACTAAAAGCAGAATTAGAAAGAGGAACATGTGGTGATTGTATATTAGAAAATAAAATGCTAGTACAATTAGAAGCTGCTCCTCAACTTTCATTAGAGTTTTTATCTAATGTAATGGGTGAATTACAAGTTGTAGAAACTGGTAACTACGATCCTAACAATTATTATGGATACATGGTTGCAAATTGTATTATTACTAAAAAACCTGGTTTTTCTAAAACAGATGGTTATGATGTTTCTTTACAACTACTAGACAATGGCTCACAACAATTAATGTTTACAGGTCCAATGTTAGATACACCTTTAGTTATAAATAGCTCTGCTTTACAAAGTTTACTAGACGCAGATACATCTATGGTAGTTGAAACACCAGATCTTAATGCTGGTATGGATCAATTATTAGTAGAGTCTGGATTATTTACACCTGATTCAATAGGTGAAAACGGTAAATTATCTTCAGCTGCAAAAATATCAGAAGAATTTATATTAAAATTTAACGGTGAACCTGATTACGAAATAATAGATATTGGTGGTGGTAAAGGTAGAAACATATTAAAATTTGATTTAGATAAAATAGAAAGAAAACTACAACCATTTATAAACGCTGAAGTTGCTGGTATATTATCAGCAGAACAAGAAGCAGTTGCAGCTTGGAACGTTTATTTAGCTCAACTATCAAGTGATGAAGAAGATGATCAGATGGTTCAAAACGCTAATGCCGGTAGTTTATCATGGGATTATCAAAGAGATTTACCTTTACATCAAAATAAAAAAATTATATTTGGAGAAAGATATAAGCAATTTTTTATAAAAAATTATTTAGTACAGTTTTTAACTAACAAACTACCTTATGTAGAACAAGATGCCGCGGTATTTGATTTACAACAAGGCATTGCTGATAAAGCACAAAAAATAATGGGTAACCAATAAATTAAATTAAATGACTAGACAAGAATATGTAAAAAAGTTGATTGCTGATGGTGGTTACACTAGTGATCAAATATATCAAATGTCTCAAGCTGTTGCGGAAGCACCAGTAAAGACAAACGATCCTGCTGTAAAAGCGGAGACCAATGCAGGATCGACAAACGATATGGTCTCAGAATCGGAAAGTGGTTTATCGGAATCACCTATACTACCGGGAACTGTAATAACAAAAGGGGGTTATGAATATAAATTCTATGTAGATGATGAAACGGGTCAAGGTGAATATTATAGAAGACCAGCAGGTGAAGATGTAACATGGACAGATTTAGGTAAAGACGAAAGCGAAGCTGGTATGCTTGATAAAGCTTCTGCTGCTTACCATTTTGGACACTCAGATATGAGTCCAGAAAAAAGAAAAGAATATGAAGAGCAAATAAAAGCTCACGAACAGTATAAAAAAGATAAAGCTGCTGCTATAAAAAAATACAATGAAGATAATAAAAAAGGTGTATTAGGTATATTAGCAGGAGATGATAATAAGTTTTTTGGTAATTTTGGCTTAGGTGAAGGAAAAGAATTTACTTGGGATGCTTTTACTAAAGACATATCTGACATGAAGTTTGGAGAGTCAATAGCTAGAGCTGGGGGCGAAGGTGTAGAATTTATAATAGACGCAGCTGATTTTAAAATTAGTAAACTAGCTTTAGAACCTATAGCTGGAGCTTTAAATGCTATGGGTATTTTAGATTTAAGTGATTATGAAGATGATTCATGGGACGGTGTTAGTTTTGACAATGTAGTTAATAATATTGTAGCAGAGTTTGTAGTAGGTGATCCTGCTTATGAAGGTTCATATGATTTTGGTGAAGAAGTAGGTGATCTTGTAGAGTCTGGAATATTAAACATTGGTGCTGGTATGATGGCTGTACCAAAGCTATTAGCTGATACTAAAAAAATGATTGGAGATAGTATAGGTGAATATTTACCTCCTGGTGCACAAGCAGTTTTAAAATCTCCATTAATGAGAGCTACAATGCCTGGGTTATCTGCTATGAATGATATAAGTCAAAAAGGTTTAGTTGAAGCTGGCGAAGAAGGTTACAACGTGTTTAGTAAAAAAGCTGAACAATTAAACATGACATTAGCTGATTTTGGAGATGTAGGTATGGCTGAAATGATGGGTGATGCTTTTACAGGTGGTGACGAAGGAGATTATGATATGAAAAAAAGACTTGCTTCTTTTGTTGCTGGTAGTACTAGAATTACAGCATCAGCTTTAGGATCATTACCTTCAGTGGCTCAATCAATGATACCTTATGTAGGTATTGCTTCTATTGTAGCAGGTGAAGCAGCTAGAACTAACATGGAAAGCGCACAAGATGGTAGACCATTAAACTGGGGAAGATTAGCACACGCGTATACAACAGGTGCTTCAGAAGGTTTACTAGAACTTGTTACTAAGAAAATTGGTGCAGGTATGTTTAAAGGATTACGTGGTGGTGGTAAAGAAGCAATTGAACAAAGTCTTAGACAGTATGGTACTAAAGTAATGAAAGAGTTTGGTCAAGAAGGTTTGTCAGAGGTTGGAACATTGCTTATAAATCAAGCAGCTGATTATATATATAAAGATGAAGTAGATCAGTTCTTACCTAAATGGGGTGAAGTAATAGATACGTTCTTAATTGGTGGTGTTATGGGTGGTGGTATGTCTGCTACAGGTGTTGGTGGACAATTAATAAGAAACACTATTTCAAGAAAAAATATTAAAGGTAATTTACAAAAAGCAGGTTTTAGTAATCTAGCTAGCATGTTTGAGTCTGTTAATCCATTTACAGAAGGTGGTTTATCACAAGAAATAGGTAGTGGTATGGAAGACTCTACAACTCAAATAACTGAACCAGGACAAACAAACCAAGGAGATTTAAAAATAAAAGATCCTAAAGCACCTAATCAAAAAACAGATCAGGATACTAAGAAAAGTCTTACTCAAACAGAAATAAAACAAACACAAGAAACAGCTCAAGAACAAGCTGCTAGAGAAGCAGTTTTAACAGAAAGACCTAACGATATTGGTCAACAAAATGAAGCTAAAACTGTTACTATAAAAGATGGTAAACCAGTAAGTGAGTTAACAACTGATGAAAAAGCTGATGCTTACTATGATGTTCTTATGAATCCTTCAACAGAAACATTTTTAAATACCGATTTAAAAAGAAAAGTTGAAAGTGGTCAAATGACTACAACTGAAGCTGATCAAATAAAAGCTAATTTTAAAGCTCAACAAGGCGCAGCAAATAGAATGCAAAATTTAGGCTACAGTGGAGAGCAAAGACAAAAAGCTATAGGTTTGTTAGCTGAAAAACAAAATTTAGAAAACAAAATAAAAGACGTTAATGATAAATCTTTAACTCAACCTGAGCAAGCTAGAATAGAAGAAATAAATAGTGAGCTTAGTGCTATACCTAGATCAGCAGATCAACAAGCTAATATAGATGCGCAGGTAGAAAAAGATATAGAGTTTACTCAAAAATTCGGTAACGTTGGTAAAAAAGATGGAGAGTTTGAAAATGCTGTTGGTGAAAACAAAGCTGTACAAGTATTTGAAACAACTCAAGAGTTTGAACAACTTGCTAAAGATAATGGCATAGATGTAGATGCTGATGTAGATGGATTTGTATTACCTAATGGTCAGATATTCTTGAACAAACAAAAAATGAGAGAAGCTGGAGCTATAGGTGTTGGTAGACATGAGTTGCTACATAAAGTACTTAAGCAACAATTTAGTGGACCAAATGGTGAAAAGCTAAAAGATGAGTTCTTAAAAATACTACAAGAATCAGATCCAGTAGGTTACGCTTTATTAATGGATAAAATGAAGTTATATTCAGAGCAAGAGTTGAAAGATGCTCCTGATGAATACTTAACAAACTATGCTTCATTATTAATGGAGAATCAAATACCTCTTGAAACGTTTGAAACAAAACCTTCATTAATAAAAAGATTAGGAAACTTTTTCTCTAGAATATTCTCTGATGCTGCTAATGAAAATCCAGTTGGACAAAATGTTAAACCAAGTGATATAGGTTTTGAAAGTGGTAAAGATTTATATGATTTTGTTAGAGGATATGTAAAAGATTCTGAAGCAGGTGTTTTATCTGATAGAGCTCAACAGTTAGCTGAACAAGGTGCGGCACAAGGTGTTGCTGTTATTGATAATTTAATAGAGCAAAATCGAGAGATTGGTAATAGAGTATTACGTTCTAGAAATCAACAACAGCTTGAAGCAAGAAAGAAAAAAATACAAGATTTAGATACTCAAAATAGTGCTGATGAGTTAAGAACTAAACTTAAAAATGCAAAAGGTGAAAACAAACAAGACATAGAACTTGCATTACAAGAAAAATTTAAAAACTTACCACAAGCTGTTAAAGATGCAGAAATAGATATTTATACAGGAGAACCTTTAAATAAAGTTAAAAAATCTAAAACTAAAGCAGATCCACTAGATGCTATAAATGATTTAATACCAGCTGATATAAAAACTAAAAAGCAGTTTGATGACTTTATAAGTGATAATAGATCAGCACTTAAAATAGCTCAAGCATTAGATCCAGGTGGTGTAATAAATAACTATATAAGATCTAAGCAAACAAGTCAAGAACAAGGTAATAAAATGCTTGATGAAGTCCGTCTTCGTATGTTTAATTTTGATCCTGAAGCTGTAAGAGCTGATGGTACAGTTGTTGGACCTAAAGGTTTTGGTGAATCAATATTTGCTAATACTAGGTTTGCTAAAATGGTAGCAAATAAAGATTTAGCTCTAGAAGGTGAAACTAGAAAAGCAACAAAAAGCATTGACAGTGAAGGTTTTGTAGAACCAACTACACGTAAAGACAAAAGTAAAAAAGATACTAAACCTAAAGAAAAAAGAAAATCTCAACTACCAAGAAGTACTACAAAATTTACTACTAATTTTGCATCAAATCTAGGTATAAATGTAGAAGGAAAAACACCTAAACAACTACAAGAAGAGATTCAAAAACAATTTGATAAAGCTATAGCTAAAGATTTAAAAGCTAATCCAGTTAAAACTTTTGGTGAAACTAGAAACATCGGTCCAGCAGTAGCTGCTTTAATGGAAAAAGCAACTGGTATGCCTGCTAAAGTTTTTACAGATAAGTCTCAAAATATTCAGAAAAAAGATGCTGATTCTGGTGCTTTAACCGCTGTTAAACAATATTTATATAACAATGCTCAAAGAGATTTTAATAATCTTCCTGATGCATCTGATACTGCTACTGGTAAAGCTAATTTTATACCAGAAAATATAAAAAGAGCATTCTATAAAAAAGACTCTAAAGGTAAATTTATTTTAGATAAAAGCAAAGGTCTTAAAGATTATCAAAATTTACTGGGTGACATGGATAAACCTGT